CGCATCACTGTCGAGGTTGAGATGCAGCGCCCCGTGGCCGGCCGACAGCACCTGCGGCGTGACCATGGCCAGCAGCCCGATGACGATGCCGCCCAGCGCCGGGCGCACATAGGGCGGCAGCGAGCTCTTGCGCGCCATTTCTTCCACGAAGGCCACGCCCTGCATGATGAGGATGCCGATGCCGGCGCAGATGGCGCCCAGCAGCACGGCCGGAACGTAATCCGCCGGCGCAATCGTGCCGATCTCGCCCACTTCGATGAGAAAGCTGTCGCCGGAAAGCCCCCGGGCAACGAAGGTGGCGATGATGGCCGAAACCACGACGGGGGCAAGTGCCACCATGCTGTAGGTGCCGATGATCAGTTCGAAGGCATAGAAGGCGCCGGTCAGCGGCGCGTTGAAGGCCGAGGCGATGGCGCCGGCGGCACCGCAGCCGACGAGGATGCGCATATCCTCGCGCCGCAGCCTAAGCTTCGTGCCGAGCTTGGACGCGATGCCGGCCGAAAGCTGCGTATAACCGGCCTCCAGCCCCACAGAGGCACCGAAGCCATTGGAAATGAGATTCTGCCCCGCGACGATGACGCTGTCGGTGAGGGAGATCCGCCCGCCATAAAGCGCGTTCGCCTCGATCGGGTCGATGATGGCGCGCTTGCGCTTGCGTGCGAGGATATAGAGAACGACACCGAGCAGCATGCCCCCGACAATGGGTGCCAGGAGAACGGTCAGCGGATTGGCGATCTCGGCGGCACTCAGCCACTCGCTCATCTCGATGCCGAAGATCAGGCTGTGCAGCGCCCGCGAGATCCAGCTCATGGCGCTGACGGCAGTGCCGGCCGCCACGCCGATGGCCGCCCCCGAGACAATGAGACCGATCTCGCTGCCGCGCGCAAAGGCCTTCTTCTTGATCAGCTTGCCCCAGGCCTGGATGGGCTTGAAGAATGGGACGGAGGACAAGAACTGCATCACGCGCATGGTATACCTGAATTCTATGCGGCGTGCTGCCGCGCCGGGGGCCTTGGCGGCACTCGCACCTGTCTGCAATCAGATTGGCGCAGCAAGTGCAAGGCTAGAGATGGAACCGGGGCTTCACCTGTCAAGCAGGCAGGGCATTGGCCGGTTGTTAACGTCGTTGGATGAGGCCGAGAATAACCCGGCTGCCCCGGCTTCTTCCTGAACAACCGGTTCACGCCGCATTCAGCCGTGCAGGGCTAGCCTCATCTCAACCAATCACTTCGAGGGTGTCCCATGAAGGCCTTTCTCCTCGCCGCTGCCCTGCTTGTCGGCGGTCCCGCCGTCAGCCAGGCGCAACCCGTGCCAAACACACCCTGGACGGTGTTGTCAGGCTCGAGCCTCGTCCAGCCCGTGGATTACGCCTGTGGCCGGGGCTGGCGCCTGACACGCTGGGGCGATTGCGTGCCGCGCCGCGGCCCGCCGCTAAATCGCTATCACCGCCCGCCGCCACGTGACTGGGGCTGGGCGCCTCCGCCACCGCGCTATCGCCCGCCACCGCCTCCGCAATGGGGTTGGGCACCGCCGCCCCGCCATTGGGGCCCGCCGCCCGGTCATTACCACCGTCCGCCGCCGCGGGGAGACTGGGGTCCGCCGCCGCGCTGGTAGCTGTCATCGATCCACGCGCAAGGGGCAGAACCTCGGGTTCTGCTCCTTCTCCCTGTGCCGAATGCAATATCCTGCGCTTCAGCGGCAGATGCCGGTCGCCAGCGCGCGCTGGATGCCGCGCACATCCGATCCCTTGCCGAGCGAGCGCTGGATCGGCTGGTCGCTGCCCGAAACCCAAATCCGCAGCTCCGAATCAAGATCAAACGTGCCGGCCGTCTCGACCGAAAAGCGGGTGATCGCCCGATAGGGAATGGTCATGTACTCGACCTTGCTGCCGGTCATGCCCTGAATGTCGACGAGAATGAGCCGGTGCTGGGTAAAGACGAAGAAATCGCGCACGATGCGAAAGGCAAGCTGCGGCTGCTCTCCATCGATCAAGACGCCATCCAGGCGCTTTCTGAGGTCGGACGGATCAACGCTCGATCCATGGCCGAGCAGGCTGTCGAAAAGTCCCATTCTGTCATTCTCCCGTGGCTGGCACCTTGCCATTGCCTGAGGAGATAGGAAGGGAGGGTGGGATTTCAGCCCCTGCTCTATGAGCGTAGCAGTTTGGCGGGGAGCCGACTGCGTGCGATCATCCTATCTTTATGATGATTCACCAATGCGCAATTTTCCGCTCGGGTTGGGCGACTTGACTTCTTGCCCATCAGACTGTCCGTAGCCTTCTATAAATCCCGCCAAGCCAAGCATTTGTTTTCCCCTTCATCCACAAGCACTATACCGCCAAAATTCACCAGCGACATACGCATGCAACTCTCCGCTACTTCAGGAAACGTGAAACCGCATCCAGTTTTGCAGGTTATAACGACGTCTTTGCTTTTAGAATGACGACGCTGATTGGACCGAAATAGGAAGGCACGACGTGAGGCGTTGTTTCAATGTCAACGGCGTAATTTTGAGCTTGGGCGTATCGTTCCAGGCAGCCGATGAAGCTGAACTTATCCTTTGCAGATCCCTCTATTCTCTCCAATGAAAGAAAGCCACTGTTGCGAAGCGGGCGCAATGTTGGGTATTCTCCATAGCTTTTTTGTGCGGTGTGCGTGTCTATGTGATCTCCAAAAGATGCTTTGAATACAGCAATCCCCCGCGTTTTTGAGAGTTCAAAAATTTCCTGTAATGTCTGAATGTATGCTTTGTCTCCTAGCATTATAACTGCGCGAAACACTTCATACGGGTCCAGCTTCATATCGCACAAGCTACAGGTAACGGAAGCCCATTCTAAAGGTTCGACATTCTCAACCTTCAGAATTTCGACTTGTTCTCGAGCCCAACTTTCCAATACGTCCCTAGACGCTGCAGGCATATCCGTTGCGTCGCGCTTTGCGGATTTGGGTAGATAATCAATAAATCCGACAAACTGGTCAGATCCCCTGCTATGGACGCTCGTCGGCAGGCCTCCGATGGTCCTCATGCTAAGAAAAGTTGAGCCTTGTTTTAGGCTGCTAGAAATTGCTGCCAGCCCCAGTTTTCTATTGTCGTTATCAATAAATCGTAGACGATTTTGGAGGATGCCAATTTCTTCTTCCGAAATCTGGGTTTTACCGTAACTGGTGAACGCAATTTTTCGGAGCCAATTGCCCTTCGATTGAGCATTCTCGATGTTCTGAATTGATGTGTGAAGGAGTTCGTATGTATCGCTGTCGGCGTCTCTAAACTCGACATCGACATCAATTCCGCAAACCAGCGCTGAAAGATAATCCGACATTGTAATGTGAAAGTCAGTCTCCCCCATGTGGCCCCTCGTAATCTTGATGCCTTCCGGGGGAACTATGCCATCGATCAAGTCAATCTTCACTACGGTGGAAGCAGTGCTGGGAAAATCCTGGGGCCTTCCGCTCGATAGGATAGGTCTTAAGGACAGGCCCTTGGGAAAGCTTAGCGTCTTAATATCTGAAAGTGCTCCTTCCCAATGGCGACTTGAAACCGTGACACCGCAAGCCACCATAAACACAGAATAAAAGCCGATACCAAAACGTCCCACAGATCGAAATTTTGAAGATCTCAACCCCGGAAACTCTTCCTGAACCAAGTTAGAGATCCAAAATGATGTTCCGAAGTCGAGAAGAGGACCAGTAATCACCCTCTCTGACATTCCGACGCCATTGTCCTCAATTTCCAATGAAAGTCTTCCGTCCAAAGCCTTGATTAGTCGAACGCGTATTTTTCCCACGTATTCGCTGTCTATCTCCCGGCGAGCCACAACCGCGTCACGCGCGTTCTGTAACAATTCTCTGAGCGCGACACCTAGCTGATCTCCCTCACCGTAAAGTTGCGTTCCGCCTAGGTCTTTGACGAGCTTCTCTAAGTTTCCGACGTGGATGTGAGCTGAACACGGCTTCCAACCATTTGCTCTGACAAACATGCTTAGCTCTTCAGGGGAACCCGCACCTATAACCTTATCGACTGTGAAGGGCGGGCTGATCTTCTTATTTTCTCGGGAAGAGAGTAGTCGGTTAGCTGCCCGTATTTCAGCACTCACGAGGCCAATTGCATCATAAGCAATCCACCAAGCGTTAGCATCTTCGATCTCAAAATCGCAATTCGAGGTGTAGAGAAGGGATTTTTTTTGGTCGTCGGCCTGACTTATATCGGCCCTGGCTAGCCAATTTTGGGCTTTCCAATGTTCGGCAGAGATGCCCTGCTTGCGTGACAGGGCATAAAGGAAATCGGGTGCTCGCCTGCTGTCAATGTGTGCCGCGTCAGCGCAACGCAACAGACAGGCAATCTTAACGGGATCAACTCGCCAATCTATCGGAAGCGTACCCGGCGCGTTTATCTGGTCTCCTAGCTTTGCTACTTTTTCAATCGGCCAGTGATGGCTTGCTGCAATTTGGCCGATGAGCGATCCGTATCTCTGACGTAGGTCAACGTCGTCTATGAGGAATATCCGATCGCCGGACGGCAGTTGCCAACTTTTCTTACCTAGTGCTTCGGCTTGTTTAGCATGAAGGCCTCGCAACGCGGCAAAGTCAGCGTCGTCAAGAATTGCAGTCTCAGGTTTTCCGTCGTCGCGTTCTTTGGCCGCCGCGAAGCAGTCCTTCCATTCAGTTGTTGAACGTAGACCATCCACGCCTCCTTCAAATGCTTCGAAGCAGAGTGCCGCGTCGTGCAAGAGGATTGCTCCACCAAGTACAAAGCCTTCCATGGGATTTAGCGGATAGTCAGGACCTGCAATAAGGTCAGCCATTTCCCAGAGAGCATCTAGATGTGTCCCGTCGTGGATAGTCAGCGAAGGAAGAGTTTTTGAGATTTGGGCCGTAAGCTGGAACGCTTTAGTACGAAAGCTCGAGTATGCAGCATTCAATTTTATGAATTTACTGTCATCTTTATCCGGTGCAGCCCCCAGCGATCGACGCCACAATCCAGTCTTTTTGTAGTCATCCATCACAAGTTGCCTTCGCTATGAATTCACCCGTGACATCTGTCTTATAGCTCGCTGACAAAAGCAATGCTGAGGTCTGCATTCACTTGCGTAGTGTAGGGAAAGCTCGCCAGATCTGGCGCTGAAACGACAAAGGCCTCAGCGTGTTATCGCTAAGGCCTTGAATGGAATGGTGGGCGTGACAGGGATTGAACCTGTGACCCCTACGATGTCAACACGGTACGCGGCCGAGCATCTGGGGCTTTTTTGGTTCCTTTTGTTCTTCAGGTCAACGGCTGAGTGCATCGCGGATCGCTGTTTCTTGGGTATATCTTGGGCTGCGAAACTTGGTTGTGCTGACGCTCGGGGCGAGGGCTTCCCTCGATGACCCAGCTTCGCAGAACGGAATATGACGCGGTCGCTGCAGCGATCCGGCCGGCATATCGTGCGCTGGTCTATAATCGCATGCCAATCGTCCAGCTCATTGCCACCTTCACCCTTACGCCGAAAGACCTGGTCGTGCTTCGATCGATGATCGGTGCTTTCCTTGAGCAGACGGAACACGCTGCGCAGCGCGTGCAGTGGGAAAAGGGCGTTCAGAAGCTGGACGCACGGCGGCTCACTCAGAAGCAGTTGCATCGCCTGGAAAACGCCTTCGAATACTTTCTGGCTTCACGGGATGCTCTGATCGATTGGCCAGTCTCACGCTATCGTCTGTCTTCAAGAGACCGGCGCTATCTGGTTTCCATGATCCGCCTTCATCGCGACAGGCTATCGGCCGCGAAGCTTGCTATCGCCAATGTGAAGCTGATCGGCAGAAAGGTTCAACTGCCGAACACTTACGGGTTGATCCCGAAAGGAATGGACCTTGTTACCGATCGCCGCCGCCTGGCGCAGAACGACAACTGGTTGCGGCTCCTGGCTGGCAAGAAGGGAATGTCAGCCAGCGCGATAGCCTACCGCTACCGGCTGCCGATTGACGATGCGACGGCCATTCGAGACCGCGCCACCTCATGGAGGCGCAGCTGTGAGAAGAGCCTCTGAAGCATCCCCTGAAATGCTTGATCGTGCGGAAGCGGCTGCAGCGAAGGCGCGAAGCAATGTGTTGGCTGGGGTTCCATCGTCCGTCGCCACCATGTTGTCGTCGGCTGCCTTCCAAGATGAGATGTGGCTTGCCACTCATCTCAAGCGGTTTCTTGAAGCTGGCGGGCCGGAAGCCAAGGCACGGCTGCTGCGTTCGTTGAAGGCTCAGAAAGTCGACATTCCTGAACTCTTCCCATCTGCATCGGCGGGGACAGTTAAGGCAACTCCGTACGTCTGGACTGATCCCAACCAAATCCCCAAACGGCGATGGCTCTACGATCGTCAGCTAATCCGAGGGTTCGTTACCGTAACGGTTGCGCCTGGTGGCGTTGGGAAAAGCTCCCTATCCATTGTCGAGGCACTGGCGATGGCCACAGGCCGGCCGCTCCTCGGGAAGCATTCTGACGGAATGCTCAGGGTCTGGCTGTGGAACCTCGAAGACCCTATCGACGAACTCCAGCGCCGTATTCAGGCAGCGTGCGAGCATTACGATATTTCTGCTGAGGACATCGGAGACCGGCTGTTCGTTGATAGCGGGCGGATGCAAGGACTTTGCATCGCAGAATCGAATGCCAAGGGAAAGACCGTGATTATCCGGCCGGTGGTCGAAGCCTTGGTGCAGGAGATGCTGTCTCGAAAGATAGACGTACTGATCCTTGATCCCTTCGTTTCGACGCACGCTGCTCCGGAAAACGACAATGGGGCGATGGACCTTGTTACCAAGTTATGGGGGCGGGTTGCGGAGGCCTGTAGTGCATCTGTCCACCTCATTCACCATACCAGAAAGCTTGGTAGCGATGCCGAAGTAACGGCGGAAAGCTCACGGGGCGGGAAAGCTCTGACTGACGCGGCCCGTGTGGTGAGAACGATCAACCGCATGTCGGCAGTTGAAGGCAAAGAGCTGGGGATTGGCAAGCATCGAAACTTCTTCAGGGCTTACGACGACAAGGCGAACCTCGCGCCGCCTCCCGACATTTCTGAATGGTATGAGCTTCGCAACGTCGTAATACCCAATGGTGACCATGTGGGTGTTGTCTGCCGCTGGATGCCACCTGATGCCTTCGACGGGGTGTCGATGGATCACCTGCGATCAGTGCAGCGGGCGATTAGCTCCGGCGACTTTCGGGAAGATGTTCGGTCGCCAGAATGGGCTGGAACCGTCGTGGCGACGGTCTTGGGCGTCAGCCTGGATAGCATTGCCGAGAAGGCCAGGATCAAGCGGCTACTTGCAAAATGGATAGAGACCGGCGCTCTCCGGGCTGAAATTCAAAAGGACGAGAAGCGGAAGGAACGCACGTTTGTGAGGGTTGGCGAATGGGTGGAGTAGCACGTTGCTCCAGTTCATTTGCGCAACTGGAGCGGACTGGAGCACTGGAGCAATCACACCGATCAGATGAGGTTGCTCCAGTTACTAAAACCAACTGGCGCAGACTGGAGCACTGGAGCGCAATGGATGCCAGCGAGGCCCGCGCTTGTTTGCTCCAGTCCAGCCCTCCAGCGCCGTCCAGTTCCCTACCCCCCTTTAGGGGGGTGGGGACTGGAGCAACTGGAGCAAACTGGCGCGGCCGGCATCCGGGTATGGGTGGTCTGGCAGAGACGGAAGGGCGTGCGGAACTGGAGCGCGGGAGCAGACCGCAACAGTCAGGCGGGAGCGCTCCAGTTCAGACCGACCGGCAGGCCGTACCCCTCCCCCCTGGGTTAGGGACCGTACCGGCTTCGCGACCCCTGCGGGCCGGGACGACCCCGAACGGCGTCCAGTCAGACACCTCGGAAACTTGGGTTGTCGGGGTTGACGTGGTTGACGGAGAGGTTGTCGGCCATGGTTGACGGACGCGCCTTGACGATTGTGGCAACGGAGCCGGCCGGGCCGATAGCACAATTCCGGGACATGCGCGCCAGATGGATCGATGGCCGGCCCCTGACCGCCACTCAGGTGGAAATCCTCTGCGATGGGTTCGGAGAATTCCTCGACGCGATTGATGAGGGCGAATGCGCATCCCTTGACCGCGCATTCGGCTTGCGGAAGCGAGGCGGCGTGTCTCCGCATCGCGAGGAAGGGCTCAGGACGCGGGATGAGCTGTTGCGGAGGCTTTGGAGCGAGTGCGGTCAGTTTTCGGGACACCCTGCCTTCGCTGCGGCAAAGCTGATGTACCTGTCTGCCAAGCGGTATGAGGATCATCGGTGGAAACGCGAATTTGGATCGCCTGCACCGTGTGATGAGCCATTGCGGACCTGGTGGAAGATATTGAAGTCGGGACAGACGATCCCCAGTGCGAAGCGCATCACGCAAATTCTCCAATTTTGATGCTGGATGATGCCTGCCACTTAATCGAACTTTGAAAAGGCGAATAATTACAGCTAGATGGCGAGAAATTCAATCGGGGGTTTGAATTTCCCGGCATTGGATGGACCATCGTGAGGAAAGGAGATCAGTGATGCATACGCCACACAAAATCGACAAGTCGAGGCTGCATGTGATCGAGGCGATTGCGGCCGAGGCAGCCGGCGCTTCGCGCGCTGCCAGTGAGAAGCTTCGCCAACTGCAGGAAAAGCGGGATAGGATCGAAGCCCAAATTTTGGAAATCGAAACTGCACCGGTTCGTATCGCTCAAGTGGAAAGCAAGCTCCCGGCGTTGCGATCCGATCTGTCCGAAATGCAGCGTATGATCGAGGAAGGCAAGGTAGATAGCGATTTAGCTCGCGGTCGCCGTTCGTCCACCGGCACCCTCCTCCAGTCTTGCAAGACGTTCTTGGAGGGCGTTCGATGACTGTTGCATCATCTAATTTTGCCAAGCGGGCCAAGGCTCTGAATGAAGAGCTTCTTCAGAACCTGGAATCTATCCGAGATAAAATCACTGGTCTGAAGGATCAGCGGAAGCTCGTAGAGAAACAGTACGTTGACAAAGCAACCGCGTTAGCTCGCGTCGATGTCTGGACGGATGTGATGGTCGAGAGGGCACGGCGCTACCTGCCTTCTGTGGCGTCCTTTGCTGGGAATAACCCTCATTTTCGACCACCGGAAACAGACTTCGACGCTGTCGTTGCTCTTGCGCTGGCTCCTGTCATCCAGGAGCGAATGCGGTCTCAGATCGAAGAATTCTATGGAGAGGAAGCGGGAATTCCGGATGCTGAACGGAAGCAGCTTCTGTCTGATGCTGATCGCGAAATCCTTGATCTTGAGATGGCGGAGGAATCGATCATTCGCCACGCGGAGGGCGCAGGCATCTCCATCAACCGTCGTGCCGATGCTGATCCTCGTGCGGTTTTGGCGCACGTCGACGCTCTGCCGTAAACAGAAAGGAAACACCATGAGCATGCTCGCTGCCATTCACTCTGCCGTCTATGGCGATCTTCCCGGTCAATCCGCATCACAGCAATCCGAGCCCGGCCACCATCAGCTTGCCGCGCATCCGATCGCGCCTCGGGCGTCCGCTCCTATCGGTGGTGCGAGCTGGGCAACTGCCGTTGCGAAGGTCAATCAGCGGCTTCCAGCTCCCCTCGCTTCGACTTCGCCCGGGGATCGCACCACCCAGCGCGGTGGCAGTCAGGGCACGCCGCGCGCATCCTGGGCTGTGGCCGTCGCAAGGGCAAACGCGCGGCTCAACGGTGCTGGGGTTCTCAGTGGCAGAAACTCTGCTCTGTCTGGGGCAAGCATCGAAGAGTGAGATCGATTGCGATGTGCCAGATCATCAATCTCCGCAATGCCAAGCCTCGGCGCTATGCCGATGCTGCACGTGATCAAGGCATATATCAGCCAAGCCTATTCGCTGATGTTGTCGGAGAACTCGTCTCTGCCCTCGTGCGAGACATTTTCCGGGCATGCCCTGGTGCAGTCCATGACGTCCTTGGCGCGATGACGGTCGAGATTGCTACGCCGGCACTTCAAGCTGAATATTTCCGTTCCGGTGCCGGTCTGGAAGTGCTTTGCAAGGAGTTGAGGGCGTCCCGGCGGCATGATCTGGCCGCATTCATCGACCCTGCAGCTTATGGTCTTGCAGGAAAAGACACAGCCCTGCCGGTCGGACATGCCGGCAGGGCTGAGCCGAGCGAGAAAGGCGGTTCCGGTTTCTCCCCGACCTTCCTCGCTCGGCACACCCACCCCCTGGGTTAGGGACCGTACCGGCTTCGGTGCGCGTGCGGGCCGGGACGACACCGAAACGTCTCCAGTCTGAGGGTAAAAACAAAGCCTAAACGAGGCTAAAGAACTAAAGTTACTAAAGAATACGAGCGCAGTTAGAAGGAATAGTAGGTATGACAACGAAGATGTCACGCATACAACAACGCCGTACTGATGCCGCGGGCAAGGTTCCGACCGCCTCCGATCTTCTGACGGGCGAACTCGGCCTGAATGTAGCCGACCGTAAGATGTATTCCAAGGATGCCAACGCCAACGTTTTCCAGATCGGCGGTGCACCAGGCCGCAATGTCGGGGATTATCTGGCATATGAAGACTTCGGTGGGTTTCCTCTGCTCGCAACGGACAGCCGTCTTTATGTGAAAAAGGAAAATCCAACGGCTGGGGACTACGCAAACTTTGTTGTTTTGCGCGATACCGCAGGGTTTAGCGGCGGAACCCCGGGTAACGTCAACGCCGCTGCTTTGGTGAACGTCGCCGTCAATAGTGTCGTCAACTCGTTCGAGTGGGGCCTGCTCGCGCAAATGTCGTTGAACGCGGCAGGCGGCGGCGAGCACTGTGCTTTCTATTCCCAAGGCGTGAAAAACGCCAACGGAACCTTGTGGGCATCCTGTTTTGAAATGCGTGACAACGTTTCAAACCCGACAACCGGATCGCTTGGAATGGAAATGGGGATGTTTGTAAACGGCGGCGATGCGAGCGGCATGCGCCACGGCATTGACATCTCGATCGGCTCTACCGACAGCCTTTCCGGAACCAATGTTGTTACATCTGGCATCCGGATTGGCCCGACTTCCGGCGATGCAACACGCGCGCAGTTGATCAACGGCATAGATTTGAAAGGCCGCGCTGTGACGGGGCTCAACCTGTCAAATCTTGAGGTTGATTACTCCGATGTGAGTGTTGCAATGCCAACCAATGGCAAAATTCGTTGGAAAGACGGTGATGGTTTTGGCGGGGCAACAAGGGCCGAGCTGGCCTGGAACGCCGCCATTGATACGTGGCAGTTTAGCGGCGTTGCTACCTCTACGTCTGCTAATGCTGGCGCAGCAAGCCCGCTTCCGTCGAACCCGAACCGTTACATCACAATGCAGGTCAACGGGGATTTGCTCAAAGTCCCGGCGTACAATGTTTGAGGCAGACGCTTCTGGCTCTAATCTGAGCTTAAAGAAGCCGGAGCAGCCATAAGACTCAGAACAAAATTCGGGCGCATCCTGATGAGGCCGCTGAGCCCGGCCAATAGCGAAAGTGAACCTCCCCGCGCCCGAAGCAGATAGGTTGGGGTCAAGGTTTGCAGGCTCATTTTCTTCGTTCACCCCAAAGGGAAAGATCATGGACACGGTGAAAATACCCCTCTCTCGTCGATATGAAGTACCCGGCACAGAGCCCTTCGACACCATCGAGTTACGCGCTCCCACCTATGCCGAGCTCTACATGAGCGGTGTCGGCCGGCCATTCGAATATCATCCGGTCAACGGCGGAACGATGGTCGTGCGATCGACGGAAGTCGTCGATCGTTATGCGCAGCTTCTCATCACCAAGCCTGGTTACGAATATATCGCGGGCATTTCGGCGCGGGACGGCATGCGGATAGAGGCGGCAATCAACGGTTTTTTTCTGGAACCGATGGATGTCGTGAAACCGCCCGATGGCTCGTCGTCCGATGGGGCTTCCCAGCCTCAGACATCGAGCGAATGACCGTCAGTCAGATTGCTCATTGGGCAAGCGAGATGCTGGAGAGCATCGGCAAGCCTCCCGCTTAACATCTCCTTCAACGCCAAAGAGGTGCAGCCATGGCTAACCGCAAAATCAAAGCCGAATTGGAATTTCAGGGCAAGGATAACACCTCTGCCGCATTCCGATCGGTCGCGGCCCGGATGGGGCAGATCGAAAAGCAGATGTCGAGCTTCAACCGCACCTCTTCCGAATTCACCAGGCGCGTTCAGGGTATCCAGCGGGCTACATCTGCCAGCGGCAAGGGTCTGCAACAGGTGAGCGCAGGCCTCGAAACAGCAGGCGTTGCGCTTCGGGCCGGGGTTGCCGGCCTCGGGGCGGCTGCCGTCGGTTCCGGCATCAAAGACTCGATTGTCGATTTTGCAGCGCTAGAACGGCAGATGTCGAGGATCGGCATGACGGCAGGCGTCTCGAAGGAAGAGACCGACGCTGCGCTGCAGTCGATGAAGGCACAGGCGAAAGACCTGGCCCTGCCCTTGAGTGAGGCGGTTTCAGCACTTCAGGTTATGACATCGGCAGGCTTGGACTTCCGACAGGCGATGGCCTTCCTTCCGAGCGTGTTGGCAACCACGCAAGCTGCAGGCGCATCAGCGGCCGATATGGCCTCGACGACCGTGCAGGCTGCGGGCGCGCTGAAGATATCAGCCGGCGAGATGCAGCGCGCTTTTGATATCATCAATGAGGCGGGCAAGGCTGGCAGCTTCGAGGCCAATGACATGGCGCGCTATCTGCCTGGACTGGCGAACGGCTTTGCGGCGCTGGGGTACAAAGGAACCGAGGCGGTCGGTGAACTTTCAGCCTATATGCAGACGCTGCGGGCGCACACCGCCGACGCCAGCACGGCTGCAAACCAGATGGAGAACATCCTTTCCAAGATGAATTCCGACGAGACGCGCAACCGTTTCAAGAAGTTCGGCATCAATCTGGAAATGGAGATGAAGAAGCGCACTGCAGCGGGACAGAAGCCGCTCGAGGCATTCATTGACATTGCGAGAAAGGCCTTGAATGGCGACCTTTCGAAAATATCGCAGCTCTTCGGCGACATGCAGGTTCAACAAGGCATGCTGTCCCTCGTCAGTGATGCGGAAACCTTTCGGCGCGTCATCGCGATCATCAATTCAGCCCGTGTCGATGGTTCGGTGCAGCGCGACAATCAGCGGCTGCTTGGGGAAACACAGGCCTCGATTGATCGCATGGCAGAGTCCTGGCGTCAGCTGAAAAGCAGCTTTGGCGAAGGCCTTGCGCCGATCGCCGTCCCGATCATCGACCAGGAGGTCAAGGCGCTTGATCTGCACAACGCGCGTCAACGCGGCATGCAGAAGCGGGGCTGGAGTTGGGCGCGTCGGCAGATCGGGCTAATGACCGGCAATGAACCGCTCGATCTGGCCTATGAGGGCGGTTATCGTGATCCTGCTTTCCTCGCTGAATATTGGGAAAGCCGATACGGACGCGGATTGGATGACCCCACCAGGCCGAAGGCGTCCAGGGGTCGGCAGAATATGCCGGTTGTTCGCCCTGAATTTCCGGGCGGCGGTGGCCGCTATACGGTGAGGAACCTGCCGACGACCGGCGCGCCGATACCTGGTGCGCGTCCAGCAATGCCCGTTACGTCCACCAACGCGGCCGACGCGGAGGCTCAGCGGCAACGAATGCAATATGGCTCCGGTCGGCAGCTTGCGGCCGATCAGGCTGCTGCCATTGCCAACGCCAACGTTTTCCGCGTCATTCAGGAGCGTATCGATCGATCAGCGCAGGAGAGCGCCAGAGCGACGGCTGAGGGAGGCGAAAAGGCCGGCGCTGCCATCAAGGAAGGTGCGCAAGCGCTCGATAGTGCTGGCGGTGGCCTGGTGCAGGGGTTGCTCTCCGTTGTGGACAATCTTCGCGGATTGGTGCGTGAGCTTGGCTCCACCACGGTCAACGTTCGCAATGGCGGCGCTGCCATCGGCGGCATGGCCGGCCGGCCCCAAGTGAACGCTGACACCGGCAGAACCATGCCACCGGCCACCTTCGGACCCAAGTAGGAGCGCTGCCATGGACGATCCGACGCTCATCATGTGGACGCCTTCACAGATTGCCGAGCGCGACCAGGTGTCGAAGCAAGCGATTTCCAAGACCTTGAAACGGATGCTGGAGGTTAACCCGGAAACACCAGTCGAGCGCGGAAGCGCCGGACAGGTGCTCAGGGTCTCGCTCGCTCACTACGATCATTTTCGGCAGCGCTTCACAAACCCCGCCAAGGCCGCGGCACCCGTGCGCACCTCAGCCGCGGGAAACATCACCGGTCGCCTGGCGCTCGATCCGCCGCCTTTCCGCGTCGAGGACAGTTTTGACGAGGCGCGCCGGCAATCCGAATGGCTGAAGGTGGGGCGTGAAAAGATACGCCATCAAGAGGAATGCTCGCAGCTCGTGCGAGTCGACAAGGTCAACCAGGCTAACAAGCTGATCGGCGCTGAAATGAACGCCATGCTGCGACGGCTGCCGAACCGGGCAGACGACGTTGCGCTTGCTGTATCCAAGGAAGGGGTTCACGGCGTGCGCGTGCTGCTGCGGGAGATCGCGT